CTAAGGCATATTGCACACCTCCAACTCCTGCCGCAATTTGTCGATCCGCCCGATCCATTCCCAGGTGTTCGGAAATTCCGAATAGTTGGCGTTTTCCAATTCTGCCGCCACCTTTTCGCCCGCAACCGGATAAATCGGACAACCCGAACTATAGCCGACCGGCACGCATGAGCTTAAGCAAATCAGAGCGGCCGGCATTAGGGCGAGCGTGAATCTCCGCTTTTTTCTTTTCAACATATCGGATTACCTCCACTTGTTTTTCTATCACTTGAATTTTGGCCTCACTCCGGCCGACTTCCTGCCCTACCTCGTAAAAGGCAAAGCAGAGGGCGGCAACCATCACAAAAGTCACCGCCCAACGTATCAGCTTATTAACCATCACACCCCCGCAATCAGCAGCATAAAGGCACGGGCGACGTTCTCGGCATATTCCGGCTTAAACAGGCAGACCAGAGCCAGCACCAACGCCGCCAACGCAATAAGGCGTTTCCTGTACTTTTTTATCCGAGCCATAGCGCCGCCATTCCCCCGAGATAAGCGCCAAACAGCCACTCGCCCCAATTCCAGCCTTGTTTGCCCAAAGTATAAAGCTTTTCAATCCGGCCGCCGAGCCAGTAAACCGGCCCCATTGCCAACCCGGACAGCATCAGCCCGACGGATCCGACCGACAGCCCCATCAGGAAAGTTAAAATCAACCCGGACAAACAGGTGCCGCAAAAACCGAAAAGCTGCGGATACTGATACAAATAAACCGCCTTTCCTTTGAACGTGACATGTGCGGAATATAGCAGATCGTCGATAAGTTCACACTCCCGGTACTGCGACAAATTCGGCTTAAGCTCGCCGCCCCCGAGCAGCCGGCCGATATAAAGCCCCCAGCCAAACGCCTGATAACCGGCATAACAGGCCAAGCCGGCGCAAAGGGCATATTCTGCCGTACCGACCCGGAAGAACCACGCCATCGCCCCAAAAAACACCGCAAACCAGACTTTATTTGCCGGTACGTATTCTTTGAACAATCCGCCGCGCACACGCCACAAAAAGGCCGCAGCCGCAACAATTAAAAAAGTCATTATATAAGTCATCAGTCTATATCCTTAAAAAATACATGGTTACCACACTCAAAACACGGCTCTTTTCCTTCTGCCCACTTGGTGTGCGGCAACGCGGCATAGGTGCAATAATGGGTTGCGCCGCCCGTGATGTCGCCCTTCTCCGCTTCCTTAATCACGTCAAAATACCGGCTATAAGCCGAATACGGCAAATTTGCCAAAATCTGACTGTTGGGGTCGGATTTGTTCCAACAGCTGAATTGAAGCGGTTTTAAGCAAACGCCGGCCAACGTTTTCGCCGCAAACCATTTTCCCGACCTAAAACGGTTAAAAATAACGCAGGCAACGGCAATCTGCCCTTCCCGCGTTTCTCCTCTGGCCTCGCCGTAGATGGTTTTGGCCATAATTTCAAAATCATAATCAGTCATCTTTCCTTTTTCTCCGTTTGCTTTCCAACCTTTCCGTCAAAACCGCCAAAAGCTCATTTAACCGGTTGACGGATTTGTTGAGTTCGTCAATCTTCGCATCCGTTTTTCTTAAATCTCCCTCAATATGCGTCATTCTCGTTTCAATCCGGGCTTTCCACTCGCCGATCCGAATAAAATTGCACAATACCCCGATCAACGCAGAAACGCCGGTAAACAGTCCGTAGTCCATAGTCTTTTTTTCTCCATTAAAAAAGCCCGCATTTCTGCGGGCTGTCGTCTTAAACTTTCCTGTCATAATAATTTGCCTCGGCAAGATTTTTCTCGACCTTGCTCATGTCCTTTAATATGTCGGACATGTTCATCATCGCTTCCCAGCTTATGTTTTTATTCTCCCGGGCGTATTTCTCCATCTCCTCAATAAGCATTTTAACGCCTTTGTGCATAGCTTCGCGCATTAAGTTAATTTCCTCTTTTGACATTTTCAATTCTCCCCGTATTTTTTGAAATACTCCATCAGCTGCGCCGGTGTATCAGCTTTTATTTTGATGTCGCCGAGCATGTTTTTGAAACTTTTATCCGGCAAATCATCGGCATATTTGCGGATCAAACCATCCAAAACCTCAACATCAATCCGTTTTTCCCATCACCCATTCGCCGTTTGCGTTTTTATAAATATGCGCCGGCAAACTCAAATCCGCTACTTCAGTCATATCCGCATAGCCTTCCGGCCGTTCGAACGTATCATCCGGCGACAGCAGATAAAGCGCCGGCTTGTCAGTACCGGTCAACAAATACATTTTAAGATCAACCGCCGAACCGTCGTCCGTATAATTGATCAGATTGCCACCTTCCTCATAAGGCTTCATCACAAGCGTTTGCTCACCGAACGTTTTGCTTTTGTGATAAAAGGGCTGCGTAATCAGCTGCATGTAGTCTTCCAAATAAACTCTTAACGCTTTTTTACCAATAACGAGCAAATCAGTGCATCATCGCGCCAGATTATACCGTTGCAGGCATCAAGCGCCGCCTTGGCCAGATTGTCTGCGTCCGGCTTGACCGCCGGCAGGATATAGCCCGCCAGCGCGTCTGCCGTTCTTTTCTTGGACATTTGCGGCATTTTCATAAATGCCGTAATCATTACTTTTATAGGACAATCAAACGGCGGTCGGCCGGCCATAGCCGTTTTGGCCAGACCGGCAACCAGCTTTTCATATTTCCGGGTTTTGTCCGGTGTATAGGCAAACCCGCCCCTTGTAAAACGCGGGCGACCTTTCGGCACCGGTGGCCCGGGAATATTGACAACAACCGCCGTCATTTGCCTTGGCCTTTTCTTAAGCCGCGTCGTTGTCGTCGCGGAACGAATCCTCGACTTCTTCAAATTCGGCATCGACAACCGAGTGGTCTTCCAAAGCCGGAACTTCTGCTGCTACCGGATCCGGCACGCCCTCACCGTCTGCCTGCGTGTACTCAGAATTGCAATTTTCAAACATTTCGCGCTGATCCGGATCGGCTCTCAGATTGTTCTCGCCGCCGGTGAATTCGTCATCCGAATTGGTCACAATCAAAATCGGCTTGCCGGCAACCGCAATCAGCTCGTCCGCATAAGCAACGCTTGCTTTTATTTCGCATTTCAAACCTTTGTCAACGGTGATTTTGCCCATCTCCGCCTGAACGGTCTTTCTCCCGCCGGAAGCGACAATGCCGACGGCCTTGCTTACCAGCTCCCGCGCCGCAGACTTTGCCATCTCAATCTGTTCGCTTTGCTCTCTTTCACTCATCTGCTGATAGGGCTTCGGGAACGCCCGCAGCCGGTCAATTAGAAACGCGGCAATGTCACCGGTTAAAGTCTCTTTTGCCAATCTGGCGCCAAATTCGTTATTGTTCATTTTATTTCCTTTCTTTAATTAAAATTGACTCTCCAACCTCACCGACCTATAGTTTTATTGTTCAATAAAATGAAAGGGGGTGAAAAAGTTTGGAGAAACAAACAAATGAATATGATTTGATGATCTCTATTATTGAAAAGTTTTCCGCAGCTGCTCTTAAAACGAATCAAGATGAAGTTGTGACTATCTATGCTAAGCTTGCAAAAGCAGTTAAAGAATCTAAACAATAAAGATCACAGAGAGGGAACCATTGAGTTTCCTCTCTTCTCTCCGTTGTCTCCAATAATAAACTCTTCTAATTCTTTGAGTTCTTCTACTGTAAAAGGCTTTTGGGCTGCCAAAGCTACCAAAGCCAAATGCTTACGTAACTCAATTCTTTCTTTATCTGTCATATTGTTTCTCCTTATTCTTTGTCAGAATTTTCATCGGAAAAGTAAAAATCGTTAGCAGTTACCAAACCGCCGGACCACTCGTAGATTTTTTTCACCCGCTCAGCTCGGGGGATAACGATTTTATGATAATAGCGGCGTGTATCCTCATAAGAAAAACCAAGATCTTTTGCTGCATTTTCGATAGAAATTTTATTTTTTTCTAAATACTCTTTTAAGGTCATCTTGTCCTCCTGTCTTCTTTATTACTCATCTTTTGAGTAAAAGTCAACACTTTATTTGTGTTTTACATTAAACATTTTTTGTGTATAATAGACAAAAAGGAGTAACCATGAATATAAAAGAAAGACGAAAAGAATTGGGAATGTCGCAAGCAGAATTAGGCAAAAAAGTCGGCCTATCACAACAGCACGTTCAAAGGATTGAAAATGGTTATGAAATAGGTTCGGACCTAATTCCCCTTTTTTCAAAAGCATTACAAGTGCCAATATATGAGCTTTTACCCGATAACTTAAAATATTTAGCACAAAATATAAACACGACCGAATCCGACAATTTGGTTAAAATCGATGTTTTGGATGTTGTTGCCTGCTGTGGTAACGGGGTCGAGAACTTTTCGGAGAACATTATCGGGCAACATATGATGACCCTGACAGCCCTGCGCGAGTTGACCGCCACCGCACCGGAAAACATAAAAATCATCCGTGCTATCGGCGATTCTATGACTCCCACCATCCGCCCCGGCGAAATGTTGTGGATAGACGTTTCCTACACCTCCCCATCGTCTGACGGGCTGTATCTAATTCGCATCGGCAAAGAACTACTGGTGCGGCGTATCCAGCTGAACCCGTTTGACGGCAGCGCGGTCATTAAGGCGGACAACGAAGCATACCGGTCTTTTCCGGCAGAAAGTTTTGAAGCTGTCCCCGTCCTCGGCCGGGTGATATACCATGTGGTGCGCATGGTATAAATTATGAAAAACATATTGACCTTTTATAAATAGCTCTTATAATATATATCACGGTGATAGGTTATGAACATTGAAGACAAAATAGAAGATCTGTCTTATATGACAGGCGTTCTGAACACAATGGCCAGAAGCGGAGCGCTTGATTTGTGTTACACCAACCATTGTACGGAACGCATGAAAGAAAGAAATATCACCGTTTCTGATATAAGATTTGTCTTAAAATGCGGAATTATCGAGTCATATCTTGGGCCGGCAGAGTTTGAAGGGAGCAACAAAATTCATAAATATAAAATTACCGGGGACTACCTCGGTGACGATACTGGTGACCGGGAAATAAGCCTTGTCATCCTTGTTGAAATTGACCGTTTCAAAAATCCGGCTATAAAAGTACAAAAAATAATTACGGCTATGTGGAGAGATTGAAAATGCAACAAATTTATCATTACACAGAATCGGGACTTGATAATGTATATTTACACAACATTAATATCGTCCACGATTCCAAAGGCGAAGAGGTTGTTTACATTCCCAAAGTTAACCAACTACATCAGGTTATTGCACAGGGAATCATCAATAAAGCCGGTATAATCAACGGCAAGGAACTCCGCTTTTTACGGACAGAAATCTGCTTAAAGCAGGCAGAACTGAGTAGTCAGCTCGGCAAAGAAGCACAAGCTGTCGGCCGGTGGGAACGAGGTGAATGCCCAATTGATAAAACAACAGATACGCTTATCCGTATCATTGCCGCTGCTTTTCTGGGGCTAAAAATTGATCTAACGGAAATTCCGGCGTTACATCAAAAGCAAGCCGCAAACGACAATATCAATATTGACGGAACTGATGAAAATTACCAGCTGATGGCAGCTTAAATTATAGTTTTCTTCTCAAACCAAAAGCGAAAGGTGTCGAATTGGACACCTTTTTGTTTTCAAAAAAATTTCCAAACATTTACATTACACAAAATATATTTGATTTTTTACTTTTAATGTATATATAATAATTATTGCAATATTCATATTTATCTATACAATGACCAAAAAGAGGAAAAAAAATGATAAGCGAAGAAAGAAAAGAAGACACTTTAACCATCACCCTCACAAACGGTGATATTGATTTATTCAACCAAGCTATTGAAAAATACAATTTTATAGATGGTCAGGCAATGCTTCGTTTTGCCTTAAGCCTTTTAATCATTGCAGAGGATAAAGAAATTAAAATTAATAAAGGGGGAATGTTGGTCGATATTGCACCCAACAAGGATTTG